AGTTTGCTCAAAAGCAGCTTTAGCTTGCTTATACTGATCAGGATTTTCTACGGCTACAGCTTCCCAATTCACACCTTGAAAGCGTGAAATGTCTGCGTTAGCGGCAGATAGAAGGGCGTTCATGGTTGCTTCGGTCTGCTCGGTTTGGGCTTCAAAAGCCTTCCGCTGCTCGGCTACCAATTGCGTCTTCTTTGTGTAGTCGCTTTGTCTGAGGTAACCAAGTTTCAGTTCTTCGGCTGTTAAGCTCTCGCCATCAACCTCAAACTTCATCTCTTCAGATTTTTCCTCGTCAGAATCATCGGTTGGGTCGTTATCGACCTCCTCCTCTTCGGGGGCTTCTTCTTCTGGTGCCTCTTCAAACTCTGCGTCTACCGTTTCGGCTTCGTCAGCCTCTTGATCGGATTCTTCCTCACCTTCGGGTTGTTCCAACTCGGATTCCAAGAGCGCGGTTAATCTGTCGATCTCGCTTGAACCAGAAGAGTCCTCTAGGGTCTGTTCTCCTGATTCGTTTTCTACTTCTGCCATTTTACTCACCATCTTGTTGCTTACGCAACTCTAAGTTGTTGATTAATTGAGCAAATTGCTGAACGAACATCTGCCCAGACTTAAACATTGAGTAGAGTCTTTCGCGCTCTTCTTGTGCTTCAGCCGGAGTTTGCAATATCTGATCTACTATCCCCTGGTTCATCATCTGGAACGCTTCGTTAAAAACTTGCGAGTTCATCAGGTTTTGAGCCTGATCTGCTTTAGTTTGTATTTCGTTCAGTTCCATCGTTTCTAGGTCGCTCATCATTAAAGTCCTTTACGGGTTGCTTTGGCTTAGGTTTCCTCTTTCGAGGTTTCTTTTCTGGAGGGGTCGCAGCAGACTGCTGCTCCCTGTACTCCGAAAACTCTTTGAAGGCTTGCTTGACGTTCTTGTGGGAAGACTTCTTCTGGTCAGTGGCCTTCTTAATAAAGCTGTTGAATCGAGAAACGTCACTCATTAGCCGATACTCACGTTGCGGCTCTGCGTTTTTTCAAGAACCAGTTCAGCTTCGTCCATTTTCATCTGATGCTTCATCTTTTCTGCATCCATGAGCAAACGAGAGTCCTCGTTCTCTTCTTGGTGCTCCTGCTTGTCGCGTTCTATTACGCTACGGTTTTGCTCCTTCAAGATGTCTAGCTCTAACTGGCCTTCTTGAACGCTAACCTGCCGTTGCAGCATTTCTGCTTGAAACTCAACTTGCTCCATCTGCATCTGCTCTTGGCGCTGCGCTTCTTCCTGCTGCTGCTGCTGTTGCTGTTGCTGCATCTGCTGAAACTCTGGCGAGTTTGGATCTGCCAGATACGCAGCCGCGTCTTTGATGTTTAGAAGATCAAACGCTCTACTAAGCATCGCGTGCCGCTGCTGCTGACCATATAAACCGCCAAGGGTTGGGTCTTGTGGGTTTGATGTGAACTGGGTGTCCAAGCTCAACAGCATCTGAGCTTCTTGTGATTGCTCATCTGGCGTTAGCGCAACTGCAACGGTCATCTCAGTTCGATCACCAAGGAACGCAGGATTTACCGGAACAAACTGCCCGTCTAGCTGTAACAGCTTCTCTTCTTTTTCGTACTCAACTGCAAGCCTGTACAGGTCATGCATTAAAGGTTTTAGAAAGTTCTCGGCTAAGTTACGCGCCATGATCATCACACGCCGATTACTTGCGTTCATAAACGTGTTAATCAAATCACTGGAGTTTTGCTTGCTGACAGCAGTAGAGTCCATGCCCCTGCTCATGCGGCTAGACCCCGAACGCGCCTCCTTCTCTTTCTCAAAATTCTCTATAGCTGTATAAACGTTTCCGTTTAGCTGCGGAGTTGGAAGAGGTCTGACCACTGATTCGGGATTTGGCGAGTTAACGTCAATCACTGCGCCAACTCTGTTGTCTAGCAAGTCGCGTGGGTTCTTAACCAACGATAAGTTGGCTACCCAACGGCTTGTTGTAGTTAAGAACAAATGATCGACCACGCCGCGCTTTAACGATGACTGCGTCTTCTGCAAGTCGCATAGAACATCAGCAAGGCTCATGCCGTAGAAGCGATGCGGTAACGGGAATGGGCAGAAGCTGCGGAACGGCATCTCACTAACCAACTCAACGTCTAACATTACTCGTCGGCTGTGTATGACCTTATAGTAGACACAGGCGTTGATCTCTTCGTCGTACTTCTTAATGTAGGACTCGTACAGCGTGACGTACTCTCTGTCCTTAGAGTCGTTTATCCCTGTTGAGTCTTTTCGGAAACTGTCTACAGAGTCCCGCCCTAACGAGCCGTCCTCCTTCAACATTTCTTCTTCATCAAGACGATCTACAACAGACTGTTCAAACCCTTCCGCTAGAAGCTCACCGCGAGTCCTAGCCATGCGGTGGCTGCAAAAGTCGCTTGTCTCTATGTCCTTGGCCCGTGGGCTAATCAAGAAGTCTTCTGGCTCTACCGTCTCAACGCACACCTTACTGGTGTCTATGCGTTTGTGAGCAGTGCCTGAGATAGACATCTCCGCGTACTCAACACCTGTTTGCTGGTCTATTGTAGAAACCATCTCCTCAACAACTTCCATAGGTGTCATAGACGGGTCAGACATCATCACATTAAACTCAGCCTCGGTAATGCCTTCAAACTCCATCGTTTCGTAACGATAATCGTCCTTGTAGTACCTTTTCACGATCCCCGTTTTCGCAATAAGCGCATCGTGGATAACTGACGAAAGAATTCTCATCCCGTCATTTTGTCTGTAGAAATTATAATTGACCCATGATGTTGCCATGCGTGCGCCCATTACATCTTCGGGCGATTGAGCGTCAAAGCGACAAATGTTTTTGTCGCTTGAGAAAGTTTCAAGCAATAACGCTTTAACCCCTTCGACCGCGTCGAACACATCCATTGAAACGTGCTGGCTCCGACCACGGATCTCGTTACCCATAGGTTCACCGTAATAGTATCGATGACCTTTATCCCTTTGCTCACCAACCTCGCTGTTAGCGTAGGTGTCTGCACTGTCAATATTCTGCTCAAGCGTACTCAGCAGTTCGTTTTCATCAATAGTCGTAATCATGGCTTGTATAAGCTCCTGTTCGTGTGCCGACATTCTCACGCTCTGCTCGATTTTGACCAAAACGAGTCACACTTATTGCGGAATAGCGTGTCGCGTCCATAAGGTCATCAAACTCTTTGTGAATCTTGCCTTTTTTGCGGTGGTACCTTCTAAATTCTTCAAACCAAGGTAACAAGTTATTGAAAACCTTCAATCGGCCTGTGCGAAAACGTTCTAACATTTCCATAAGGGCGGGTTCGACGTAGTTTGTGCCATCTGGGTTGGTAAATTTGCCAATCATTAACACCCCCGACTCTAAATACATTTCAGCCAAGGTCTTGCCGCTGCCCTTCTCCGTCGAATCTCCGTCATGGGGGTAAATGACGGGGATATCTTTACCTCTGGACTTGATTACCGCTGCGTGTATCGCTGGAACCTCGTCGGCTTTTTTGTAAACGTCATAAACGTATATCGTATCCGTGTCCGCGTTGTAGGCTGTCCAAACAACAGTGGTTGGGTGCGTGATACCAAAGTCTATTGCAGCCAGTTTCTTATAGTGAGGCGGTATCTCAAACGGTTCGCACTTCACAGCCTCTTCCGCTATCGGGAACACCATGCCTTCACCCAAAACGGGTATGCCCTTACTCCGCATATCCCGTTGATATTCAGGAATTGCAGCCAGTAACTGCTCCTTTGTATCCTTGTCCAAGTGCGTTGCATCTTCCCATGTGGCGTTTGCCAGATGCTGCCCCTTAGCACGGTTGTCCATAAACTGGGACACCAACTCAGTCACACCATTCTCTGGCGTGAACGTCATCACCACATATCCACCCTTGCCATCGTTGCCAGTGGCTGTGCGAGTTAGGCACTGCGGATAAATAGTGGGGTCAACAGGCTCTTCGTCGATCCAGATGAAGTCTTGGCTCGACCCCATCAAGACATGCTGGCCCTGCGTGTAGCTCTTAAAACTGACCGTGCTTGTGTTGCCTCTGGCGTGTCTCACTGCAACGTCCCTTGGGAGCCTTGGCGTACCCATAGCAGGGGTCACTTGGTACACCAGCTTTTGCGGAATCAATCCAGAGCCGTCAAACTTTCCGTCACCAAGGTAGGCACCGAATAGCTCTTTGACCAACACATCGCGTAACTGCTCTCCAGAAACTCCCAGGCTCCAAAGGTTTACGGGGCGTTTGAACTCTACGCCTTCCCACCATTCTGGATATTCGCCTGTGAGGTGAAACGCAACCTCCAACGCCATAGACGCAGTTTTGCCGACACGGTTTGCAGCCATGAGAAGACGCTGCTTGTTAGTCTTACCGGATTTGTAGAAATCAGCTTGCCACGGGTACGGTTTGAAAAACGACATGCGGTTCTCGCGTCTGTGCTGTTTTACCAGTTCAATCGCTTGCGCCAGTTCTTCCGCTTTCTCTTGCTGGGCCTCTGTTAATACCGGAGTCCCTTTTTGCGAACCATCTTTTTGCGAAGTCACTTCCGCCATAAAACCGTCCCAAGTATGTATCTCAGCATATGGCCCCGTACCCGCCCCCACCGGAGTCCCAATTTTGCGAAGCCTAACGACTGCGTTAAGGTTTTAAGAGATGTATGGGTGCCGATACCTAACGATTCTGCAATGGCGATACGGGATGAATGGGTGCATCCGCACCCGCCTAAAGTCACCAGTGCGCCGATAGCTGTACCAGATGGACCGCCAGCCCTTACCCTACATCGCGTTGCGGTTGATGCCGCATCCGACACAACGTTAAAGGCTTGCAGGATCAACCCCGTTGTCGATGAGCGTTTGCATTGCACGTTGTACGTTGTGATCGTGGTCGTGGCTTATGTGGCCCGTCACATCGTGTTCTTGCCGGTCGGACCAGTTCGCTCGATCCCGGTTCTTAAGGTAGAACTGCGCCGCCGCCACGTTGGGCCTGTCGGGGTCGGTAGCGGCTTGGAATAAGCTCGATGTAACCGCTTTAATACCCGCGGCGCGTCCCTCTCTTATGGCGCACCCAAAACCATCAGGATCATCACGCTTTCGTCTATCGATGGTTGACGGGCTAACGCCTAACGATTGAGCTATTTGGATTTCGCTCATTCCCTGCGCAGCAAGCTGTCGCACTTGTTCTATATCTATGTCTACCGGTAGTCGTGCCATCTATGCCTCGTAAGCGTGTAAATGTGCCGTGATTATGCCAGCGCAGCGGTATCGGTGCCAGCGCCAACCCGTTGATTTATATCATAAAAACCGAATCTCCCTGCTAAATGTCAACCGTTGGTTGATATATCAACAGGTTGTAGATTAGAATAAAGGCATTGGCGGGGATGCCGCGCACGATAACTGTATAAATAATCAGGTAACGAAAAATGACATCAGAACAAAGAAAAGAAAGATCAGCACAGCGGGACCAGCGGTGGTCAGAGCGCATGGCGGAGCAAGAAGCACAACGGGCCAAGCAATGGGCCGAGCACGACGCATATATGGCAGCACGATGGGCCGAAATCGACGCGGTATCGGAAAAACGCCGAGCACGTCTTCAACAAAGAAGAATGGCTTTGATTGTGCAAAACACGGGAGGCGCGAAATGATGGAACTGCAAACAATTTATATCGATGGTGAAGCCGTTCAGATAGGCACTCGCTGGGAGGTTTGCCCACGCTGCGCGGGTGCGGGTAGCCATGGCAACCCCGCTTTTGATGGCGCTCCTATATCTGATTTCGATGAAGAATTCCTTGACGGCTATTTTTCTGGGGACTTTGACGTTTCCTGCGCTGAATGCGGTGGGAGAACGACTGTAAAAGTAGACGACCTTTCCTCGTTAACGCCAGAACAATTTAGCAGTTATGAGATCGAGCGCCGCCAAGAAGCTGAAGACCGGCACGCCGACTACATAACTTACCGCGCTGAAATGGGCCTTGGCTGCTAGTTCTAACTGACGAGCGTTGGTTGGTAACCAACCGAAACGCCGCGAGGCGTATTAGAAAACCAAACAAGGGAACCAAAAATGACCAATTACTCGGACTTTTTAACATCTAACGGCGTTGTTGATTCAAGGGCGCACCCGCTGCGCTTCGCCATGAAAGAATTATTCAGCGCGTACTGTGCGCTAGATCTAGGGCAACGCGCCCAATTCGACAGCATTGTGGCTGATCGTTGCGTACGCGATGCGGTGATCCAGTTCGCAGAACACGAAAACGGCTGCAACACCAACCTAGACACCCACGTTATGAGGAGCGCCAAGTAATGCGCTTTCAACTAGTTAAAAAATCAAGCAACGCCAAAATAGGGCCGATCCCTGCAACCAATAGCGCACGCGCAACATGCCCACCAGCTTGCCCATTAGCGGGTGCGGGTGGTTGCTATGCCGAAGCAGGATTTCATACCCGTTTGAACTGGGACAAACTCGACGCAGGTGAGCGCGGCAAAGAATGGCGCGAATTCGTGGCGGATATCGCGGCGCTGCCCGATGGTACGTTATGGCGGCACAATGTCAGCGGCGACCTGCCACCCATCGCACCCGACGAAATCGACGACACCAAAGTGTCGGAGTTAGTTGCAGCTAATAAAGGTAAGCGCGGGTTCACCTACACGCACTACCCAATGGACCGCGTTAACTCGCGCATTGTCCGCGCTGCTAATTCTAGCGGGTTCACGATCAACGCCAGCGCAAACACTGAGGCGCAAGCCCTAGACTACGCCAAGCGCGGTTTGCCAACGGTAGCCATTATCAGCAAGCAAGAACGTGGTGAAAACTGGCACGGGTTTGAGCGCAGCGGCGTGCGATTCGTGCAATGCCCGGCTGAATATAAAGAGGGCGTTACTTGTAAGTCTTGCAAACTTTGCAGCCATGCAAAGCGAACAACGATTGTAGGCTTCACAGTTCACGGTACACGCGCAAAAAGCGCCGACATCATAGCGAGAGGTTAAGCAATGAACATATCACCCAACACCAAAGCAAAGCAGTTGCGCGACACCGGCCTACGCCTTCGCTTCATTCGACGCGGCATTCAGCATCTTCACCAAATGCCCAACAAAAACGAATGCCACATTAAGCAGCTTCAAAAATTAGTGAACGAGTACGCGATTCTCACATCCAGCCGAGGGGTTCAAAATGACCTATAGCTGAAAGCGGTAGCGTCGAGCGCATCGCTTCGGTGGTGCGCTCCGCGATGCCGTTCCGGTGTCATTCAGAAAATTAAGGAAGTAAAAAATGGAAATTCAAAGCGAAAGAGAATTAGCCGCGTTGCTATTTGGGGTCACCATTGCGGCGGACTTGAATTGCGAACACGAGAGCACGAATTCAGAAACTGTTGTGCTGGGTGATTTTGAAAGCGTTAGCGTTTGGGTGGGTAAGGATAAGCCCATTTGGGGCGATAGTGATTCGCTGATGAAATACCACGCGATCAAAGGCGTTGAAGTGTGCGCAGAAAAAGAGGCCAAAGCCATTTGGAGCCGCTGGGTTGCTGAAGAAACAAAAACCAAGAAAACCGAAAAGAAGGTGAAAAAATGAACCTAACAGCAGGAACACAAATCAAACTGAAAGAGCAAGTTTTTGAAGGATACCCGCGCTCTCGCCTTGCTGGAGTCCGTGAGATCATCGGCACCATTAGCAAAGAATCGTACGGTGCCAAACGTGGTCAGCATACGTTCACGATTGAGGTGGAAAGTTCTAGCGGGTACAAAGCCCCTGACTGCGGCAAAAAAATAAGGCGAAAAGGGCGCAATGTTTACGGGCAATGTGTGGTCCTGAGCTATCCAAAAAATCACGATGAACTGGCAGCAGAAAAAGCTATACGCGCCAGAGAGGCGAAAGATAAAAAATATTGGTTGTGGATTGATGAAATTCTAGGCTATGACCGACACCTGGACACCGTTAATAGAATTCCAATGGCGTGGTTCGCAAAAAATCCAGAGGCGCAAAAAATTCTTGATCATTTAATTGATTTCAACACTTTGTTTATCCGCGATGAGGAATTCCTATTGTGAGCTATCACATAAATGTGAAAATGCGCCGATACTATCACGGGTGGTTGGTGACCTATCCCAGCGAATTCACCAATTGGGATTGCCGAACCTATCGTGAAGAATTCTTCGAGTCTCATATTGGTGGCGAATCGGCATTTAGAAAAGCGCAGCGTTTCGTGCGG